TGTCGTCACGCGGGTGGTCATGGTCGGATGGTCGATCGTTGGAGATATGAAAGTACCGTTTACTAAGAAGGGATAAAGGAAAATGACTGACAAGCAGAAGACAATCAAAATACCGGATCTAGAGTTGAAGGTGATGAATGTGCGCGTTGTGGGGGTTAGCCCGCTCATCACGCACAAGATGTCGGAGAAGATCAAGAAGCAACTCCGCGACAAAGTGCAGAACAAGAAGACCAAGCAACGGGAAGCCAAGAATCCCGAGGCTGAGTTCAATGGGGCGCGCTACAGGGTGGACGAGAATGGGCGCTATGCCGAGACAGGCGCGGACGCTGTGCCTGCCTACACGCTCAAGACTGCAATCGTAGACGCCGCCAAGGACATCGAAGGCATGACGGCGGCGGGCACTAGGCGGTTGCTCTTTGTGGAGCTCGGCAAGGATGCTGTTCCCATCTTGAACGGGAATGGAACCTTTGGAATCGATTGCGAGCCTGAAATGGACGAGTCGATCCAACGTGTAGGCGGCAAAGGACCAGGCACAGGGACACCGGATTTCCGGTATCGCCCTTTGTACCGTGACTGGGCACTGGAGTTCGAGGTCACGTACAACGCCTCGATCATTGGAGACGAAGAGGTGCTGGCGCTCATCAACTACGCTGGAATGCACCAGGGATTGTGCGAGCACCGTCCCGGCAAGAGCGGCGGGCAAAACGGCATGTTCCGAGTGGAGCGTGCAGCATGAGCGACCACGAATGGCGACACGGCGCCCCGTTTTCACGACTCAACGCTGACAAGGTAGCGGCAGAGTTCGAGAAGATTCGGGCCAAGTCTGGCTCTTTGGGGTCGCAGGCTGTTGTTGACTATGCCCAGTCACATAAACGCTCTGAGCTGTTCAAGGCGTTTGATTGGGACAAGGAAGTATCAGCAAACCGTTGGTGGCTGCACCAGGCTCAGGATTTGATCAGCGCTGTCCGCGAGGTTCGTCTCGTTGGCGGGGACACGGTAGTCACGCGCTCCAACTATTCGATTGGTGGCGGCGTGTTCGTCACAAGCAAAGAGGTTGAGGAGAACGTGGACTACCAAACCGCTGTGATGCGGCGGGCATTATCATCGTTGGAGGGGTGGCGAGATCGGTACTCTGAGATCGTTCACCTTTGCGGGGCTTCCGATCCACTGAATGATGCGCTCAACCTATTGCGTGCGTCTCTCGCCCAAGACAAGGCCGCCGAATAGACAGACTTGACTAGACGGGATCTGAGACGGCGTGGCAAGGCAAGACCTGGCAGGACAGGGCAGACATGACGAGACTAGACGCGATAAGGCGAGACAAGACAAGACAGGACATGGCTCGACGCGATAGGACAGGGCAGACGAGGCATGGCGGGACAATGCGTGACGTGACGCGACCGGACACGATGGGACAGGGCAGACAAGGCATGACAAGACAGGATGAGACATGATGGGACAAGACACGACGTGATTAGACAGGGCAGACAGGACGAGACGAGACAAGACCCGGCGCGGTCCGGCGGGACAGGATGAGACAGGATAGGGCAGACAAGACAGGACAAGACAGGACTTGATGTGACACGACGTGGCAGGGCAGAAATGACTGGATCTGAACGGACTTGGTGGGACGGGATGGGACTTGGCAGGACAGGGCAGACAAGACTGGACACGACCCGGCGAGGCTAGGCGTGACTTGACACGGCAGATGCGACTAGACGGGGCCGGACACGACTCGGCAAGACGCGGTGAGACAGGGCAGGGCAGACAGGGCAGGGCTCGACGCGATAGGACTGGACCTGACGCGATAGGACAAGACAGGGCAGATAAGACGGGACGCGATCAGACCGGACCAGACTGGACATGACGAGATGAGACAGGGCAGATGGGATTAGATACGACTTGACCCGATGAGACAGGACGGGATTTGACACGGCAGAACGGAAATGAACACACGACTCCCTCCACCGAGAAAGGGTACGGTGTCGGGGGTCGCCCCTCATAGCTTGACGCTAGCACGTCTTCCATGTTAGGGATTGTCCTGACGTGGACAACCGGGAGACTAAGCCATTGACGGCCACTTGTCTAGCAGCAGCAAGTGCAGGCACCTTCCGAGCGGACACTTATACAATCCAACAGCGCGTGATGTCCTATCATAAAGCTCTCTATGTCGTGCCCCGTGAGGGGATACTACAGTGGACGGTCTGGGCTGCAACTCTGGAGACAGAGGAACGCAGGGACGGTCTTGGGGAACTAAGTTAGAAGAGCGCCCCTTAGGGCATCACATAGTTTAAGGTTGGTTTAGCCACCTTGCCAGGTTCCGGGGAATACCACGACGGGCCTAGATGCTGCTCCGTCTTCAATGCTAGAAAGGGGAAACAATGACTGAAAAGCGACTGAACCTTTACGAGCTAGCGCATGTGCTGCGCCCGTTGCCACCGTCTCAGTGGAAGACATCTCTTTGGGCGCACAGTCCAGACGAAGCTCGGGCCCTTTTCCTGTCAACGCGGGTCGAAGAGTTTCGTGACCGCTACCGGATCGTCTCCTGCACACACTGCGCCGATGTCCAAAAACTATACGAAGAGAAGCACGGGGAGACGTATGACTGAGATCACATGGCAGCAAGTATCAGGTGCCTTCGCACGCCGGTATCAATCAGCCAGAGGAATGGCCTGGGTGTCTGGACCTCACTACATGCACCTCGCCGACATCGCAGAATGGGTGAACCTTCAAGACGGGCATGGTGACAAGATCGCAAAGCGACTACTCGACAACTGGTTTAGTACCAAGTGGGCTATGAAGGTGGACTACAAACCCAAGTTCTTGGCTGAGAACCTTGGCAGCATCTATAGTCCCGTTGCCGTGCCGCCTGATGAAGAGCCTGACTCAGATGCTATCAACGCACGTCGGCTGAAAGAGCATCGGCAGCAAAAGGACCGGGAGCTGCAACGTCAGATTTCTGGGGGTGGGGCTGTGCCTCCGCCTGGTACACTTGAGGAGATGATGGCGACGATTGGCAGGCAGTTGAAATGACCAAAACATGCCCAGATTGTGGCGGCCCAATGCGTCACAAGAAGGACTACCGCAGCCATTTCTGGAATGTGAGTCACGGGCACAGTCTGCTTTGGGAGCTGTGGGTATGCGTGGACTGTCAACACCAGAAGTCGATCCAGGTGCCCGATGACCACACCATTGAGATGAACCAAAGGGGGCGTTGAAGTGACTGAGCCGGTTCTACACTTGGGGGATTGTCTGGACGTGTTGCGGGAGCTCGAGCCTGACAGCATCGAGGCGTGCGTAACCGATCCCCCCTACGGTTTCGGCGACGGCAAGACGGCCGGGTTCATGGGCAAGGAATGGGATCGCGACGTACCCGGAGCTGACCTGTGGCGGGAGGTGTACCGGGTTCTCAAACCAGGTGCGCACTTGCTGAGCTTCTTTGGGACACGGACGTATCATCGTGGCGTGTGTGCGATTGAAGACGCGGGGTTTGAGATACGCGATCAAGTGCAATGGATTTACGGCTCGGGATTTCCAAAATCGCTGGACGTGAGCAAGGCGATCGATTCGGCGGCGGGTGCAGAGCGGGAAGTGGTAGGACAGTACAAAGCACCGGAAGCTGCTGCTCGGCCCAATACAGTTTCTTCAAGCAGCATGTTCCACGGAGAGCAACAAGCGGATGCGGCAATCACCGCTCCTGCCACCGACGCCGCCAAACAATGGGACGGGTGGGGCACTGCGCTCAAACCCGCAGCAGAGCCCATCGTTGTCGCACGCAAGCCACTAAGCGGGACTGTTGCATCTAATGTTCTGGAGCATGGGTGTGGTGGGTTGAATATAGACGGGTGTCGGGTTCCGGGGGCGTTTGAAAGCGGCTGGAGCAAGTCCGGCAGCAAGGCGTCCGACAATATTGCAATGAGCGGCGCCAACTATGAGCGCGAGGCCAAGCCCGACAATGCGAATGGACGCTGGCCCGCCAACGTCATACACGACGGCTCTGATGAAGTGCTGGCAGAGTTTGCGAAGTATGGGGAGCGCAAGTCGGCCCCGCCGGGCGTTAGGAATCGTGACGGCACCGCACGCGTTTACGGTGGCGTAACATTGGATAAGAGCAAGGCACCTGACGACCACGGTGCCACCACAAAGCACACCGGGACGATGGAGTACGGCGACACCGGCACCGCAGCTCGTTTTTTCAAAGCATGTGAGGAGACAGACGAAGAATGGATACAGCAACACCTTGGTTTGATTGCGAGCACTGCGGGATCATGTTTCTCCCTGCAATCCCGACACGTCGATTCTGCTCTAAATCGTGCAGTAACCGGGGCTCTCCCCGTGGGAACTGTGTCAATCGGCTTGAAGGCACATTCTATGAGCGCAACGGCGCAAGAGTTAAGGCGGCTATGCGAGAGCGTTACCACAGCGATCCCGAGTATCGCGCAAAGATCCTTGTTAGGGTTACCGCTCGAAAAGCTATCCGGGATGCACAGCCGTGTGAGCGTTGCGACAAACCAAACGCAGATCGGCACCATGATGATTACGATCGACCACTGGAAATCCGATGGCTCTGCCGCGCCTGTCACATTCAGCATCACCGGGACGAGTACGGAACATGGGGCAGCGGACTCAGAGTCTAGGATGTTCTACTGCGCCAAGAGCAGCGCAGCCGAGCGCGAGGAAGGGCTAGAGTGGCTGGAGCCGCAAGTCATCAACACTGCCACGCCACCCGGATCACCCGGCAGCAACAGCCCGCGAGCCGGGGCTGGGCGCACCGGAGCACGGCGCAACCATCACCCAACCGTAAAACCCATCGACCTGATGCGCTACCTATGCCGACTCGTCACACCACCGGGCGGCACCGTCCTCGATCCATTCGCCGGCTCTGGCTCCACACTCATCGCCGCATACCGTGAAGGCTTTGCGAGCATCGGCATCGAGCGTGACAAAGACTACTTCGAGATGGCTACAGAGCGCGTGAAGAATGCTACGGCGCAGATGAGGTTGGCGCTATGAAAGCAAGAGACATTGAAGCCGGCACGGTGATTGACGGGTGGACGGTTACTGAAGTTGTGTTCAACGCGAGGGGCCACGCCTCAAGGTACAGTGCTGTGATGTTGCTCGACCCGCCGGACGACGTGTTTGTTCTCCTGACGCTGGAGAAGCTCAGGCTCGACTACACGCTCCCCACCCGCCGCACATGGTTCCGCGCTGACGAAGAGGTGTCGCTATAATGGGCAAGTCCCAACGAGACGCAGGGCAACGTGCCGAAAGAGAAGCGCGGGACTGTCTCAAGCCGTTATGGCCTAACGTACGGCGTGGGTTGCACCAGGCGGTGGGCGCCATTGAGGCTGACCTCGAGCAGACTCCGCTGCGCATAGAGGTAAAGAGCTGGAAGACGTGGCCGAGCGTGGAGAGTGCGATTGACCAACTTGTTCACGACTCTGTGAAGTACAATGACCCGAGGCCAAGGGCTGTGATTCACAAGCGCAAGAACAAAACGGGGTGGCGCGTGACTATGGAAATGGACGAGTTTGTGCGGTTCGTGCAGATGATGAGGGGGGAGTGATGGAACGATCAAGAACGGTGACAGACCTTGTGCGGCTTCAGGACATTCGTAACGCCGAGCGTGCCGTAGTGGAAGCTGCACGAGCGTGGCTAGAGGTTGACCGAAAGTACAAGGGCTCAAACGCAGGTGGGCGCCTCGGCATGGCGCAGAACCAACTTGCCGATGCCGTCGATGCCCTAGAGCGGGCAGAGGGGAAGTGAAGAACCGGACCATTCGGCGTGACGAGCTCCGCCACATCAACAAATACGCCAAACAACATATCCCAGTGGTCGTCCACGACAGGCCAGAGAACCTGGCCGACTGTCCCACCGGCCCATGCCCCTGGGTGTCGTGTCAATATCATTTGTACCTGGACGTGGGAAAGCGCGGGGAACTGATTATGAACCACCCAGACAGAGAGCCGCTAGACCTCGAGGAGCCGTGTGCGTTGCGCGTTGCAGCAAGAGGCGCCCACAACCTCTACCAGATTGGTAAGCTGCTCAGCGTCACCCGTGAGCGGATACGGCAGATCGAACGCGATGGCCTAGTCACATTGGCAAAGCGAGTCAGAGGGATGCGGTGAGGGACTGGGCGCAAACTGATACCCTGGTACTTTTGGCCCTTCTTGTGGGTATCGCGCTAGGGACCGTTTCCGGCTATACTCTGCACTTGGACCTTTCACCATTTCAGGTTGATAATGACCCCAGCAGAACTTCAATCCATCGCTGACAATTGGCTCGCCCGTGCCACCGCCTGCGGCAACAATGGTGAGCGTGAGCAGGCCCGTGTCTACCTAGACTGTGCCCGTGCCATCACTGCAAAGGCCCCTGAGCCGCCCGTAGAGGCTGCTAAAGCCGTGGCCCCGACACCTGCGCCGTCTGAGGCTCCGGCGGGCGTGTTTGCGCCTGGTGCTGTCGATCGTGGTGGCAAGCCGTTTGCTGACCAGGACTAGGGCTTTTTGGGCTTGGGCTGCTTCTCTGGCTCCGCGTCCTTTCGCGGAATGCCATCCAGCGGCTCCCCCCGTGCCTTTCGGCGCCTCTTCATTAGCCGCTGCTCCCATCGATCGTCTGCAATGCGCGGTATCTTTACGGTCGTTGCCATATAATCTCCAATCCGAATTCCTCGGCAACCTTGCGTTGCGCGTCGATTATATTTTGCCATAGCACTTCGTCGGGTGCGGTCCTTGGCGTGTTAGCGTCCGCCTGACGCCAAGCTCTGCGCATTTCCCACCGTACTTTGAACTGACCACTGGGTCCTGGGTTGATTTCACGCGCAGCCCGCCAAGCCTTTTCCAGTTGTGCCCGCGTTGCATGTTTCGGCAATCCAATAGGGCGAGCGATGAACACGTCACCGTTTGCCTGGACCGCACGAATCTCTCGCAATCTATGGTAGGCCGCTCCGGCAAAGTCGTCCGCGCTTAGTGGGCCGCCGTTGAATGGGTGATTGTGAATAAAAGTAGCACCGCCCCTGGCCCTTTCCATCGTACTATTTAGTCCGGTGAACTTATCCGTGTCCAGATAGTCCTTATGTAGATTGGTGAACCTTGCCAGCATCTTCTCGTCCGCGTCGAATATGACGCCGTGCTCTGTTCTGTTGCTAGCGACGGCTCGCTGAGCGTCAGCCATGCTCGCGTTCTTTTCAACGAAACGCTCCGAGGACGGCGCCCGCCTACGAAGCGTTTCGGAGTCGTACCCAGTACTTAGCTCTCGACCTCGAGTGGTACGCCCCGGCTCCGCTGCCGCTATCTGGCGCGGTTCCCGCTTCTTGAGCGAAGGCACACTCCCCACGAACGGCTCCGGCAAACACCGGCACCCGTGCCCGCTCCCAGGATGACCACTGTCCTCCCTGTGAGTACCGCCACCACTCGGCGCACTGTCCCAAGCAAATACCTCGTCGTCGAGCTCTGCATGCCACCTGCGGACCCGTGGATCACGCTGCGTAATCCACCGATAATGACTAGACCCGCCGCCCCTCGCAGCCTCTTCAATCAGCTCCGCGTTGAGCCCCAACACAGCCGACGATGCCCGCGCCTCACTACGCCCCCGAAGTATCTCCCTCAGAATGGCCGGGCTTACCCCGTCGTCTTGTCTGTCCTCGCTCAAGAGCTCAGCACGGTTGGCTTTGATCGCTTCCATCTGTCCAGCCACCCAGTCCTCGAGGATCTCGCGCCTTGGCAATAGCGCCTGCCTACCAAAGAGAGCCGTTACACTCGCTGCACTATGCCTGGCCACTTCGTTGGCGATTTGCCACAGCCGGAGCCGTAGCGTGTACTCGTTCGGCTCGCCGTCACCCTGGAGCCACCGATGGAGCAGCATGTATTCGAGCTCGACGCGCTCTGGTATCGAAACCTTAGCCTCGCGGGACCTCAATGTTAAAATATTTTGTGGCGAGATCATTTGCTGAAGTTGAT